CTATCCTAAAAGATCACGTTCATTCATTTGTTCAACTAGCGCAGTCACAGCAGGTTATTTTGATGACTATAATTATTTTGTTGTTGTTCCGTTTAATGATGCTAAAATAGGTTACGTGGGAAGAGAGGATTTTTGGGATTTATCAATAGATTTTTTTGGAAAGTCTCGTAGAATATCTTCCATAAATGGATATTTTAGGGAATTAAAATTGTCTGATGTTTCATGGGATTCATTTGTTGAATTTGATAAAAAATTGAAAAATGATGATGAAGAAGCTTTTGAGAATTTTTCTTTTTTCCTTAAAGAATTGAAAATTTATGATGCAGAATCATATAGATATTCATTTTTAGAAGAAATAAAACGTGCATATGATTATAGAAAAATTGGACCAGAACATTTCACCCCAGCAAACTATGAATATGATGGCACACCTAGTGAGGTGTGGATAGGTGGAAAAATATTAATGATTGCGCCATCCGTATGGAACCAAATGCGTGAGGATTTAAATGCTTAATTTTAAACAGTTCCTACAAGAAAGGCCCGTTGATTCAGAACCAAAATATCAAACTATTGTTGTTGATAAGGCTATAAGATTACTCAATGCACATTGCAAAAATGCTCTATGGATGCTTCATGAGAACAGACCAATTTACAGAAGTGATAGAAAATTAACTCAAGTATTATCTGACACTGGAGTTGTTTCTTTAGACACGAGACTGTCAACACGAAAGAGTCAGAACACTAGTAATTTCTATACATTGATATTAGACAATACACCCAGTAGAAAAGATTTCCCAAAACGAAGCAAATCATTAATTGCTTCTACTAGAAGAAGTAGAGCAGAAGATTTTAGTGATGAAATTGTACATGCGATTATTCCATACGATGATACTAAAATAGGTTTTGTTAATCTTGATGATATGTGGGATACTCGTATAGATATTTTTGGCGTTAGAAGACAGATAAATACTATCAATAAATTTTTTGAAGAAATGGTTGATGAAAATATGATTGATCATACATGGGAGTCATTTATTAAATTTGATAAAGATGTTGATACAATACCGTCTTTAAGTAGAAAATTCAATAAAATCTGGAATTATGGGGAAGAAGGAACAGATAAATACCCACATAATAATTTTCTTGAAAGTATTGATAAAGCTTATAGCCCAGATGAAACCGGACACACATGGGTTACTGCATCAACAATGCCGCACCACTCAAGTTCAGAAGTATGGGTTGAAGGCGACTGTATCATTATGACAGAGAGTTTGTGGAAACAAATTAGAGCAGCTTATCATGAATTATCACAATGATGAAAATAAACCTGTTAGGATGTTTGTTAATCTAACATCAGAGCGGGTCAACCATTATAATGACGTAATCGAATTTATGGTTCAGACTGAAGTTAGTAGATGTAGGACTGAAGATAAATTTGAACCAACTCAATCACAAATTCAATTTCTAAGAAAAGAACTTTTACGTCATGTCACTATAAGACGCAACATTGAGTTCGCACAGAAAATTAAAATTCCAAAATCTAGGGTTCTGTAACCTGTTTTTGTCCTGCTAGTAACCTATAAATATTTTATCAGGTTATTAAAACGTACGTACGTTATCCTGTAATACGAAAGGATAAAAATGGCAGGCAATGAACTAATTAAACGCGCATTTACTGAATCTGAATATACTCCAGAGCTTATTCAAGAATTAATTAAATGTCAAAATGATCCAGTATATTTCATTAGAAATTATGTCTGGCTTCAACATCCAACACGCGGTAAAATCTTATTTGATCTTTATCCATTCCAAGAAGAACTCATAAGAAGTTGTCAGGAAAATACTAGAGTTATTGCACTTATTTCCCGTCAGATGGGAAAGACGCAAACTATTTCCATGTTTTTGTTATGGCATGCAATGTTTCATAGAGATCAAACAGACATTATTGCTTCTAAAAATAACAGCCATGCTATGGAAATTATGGATCGTATACGATTTGCATATGAAGAATTACCACATTGGCTGAAAGCAGGGTGCAAATACTACAACAAGCACAATATTGAATTTGATAATGGTTCAAGAATAAAATCTGAAGCAACAACAGAAAAAACCGGTCGTGGTCTCTCAATATCAAAGTTGTATCTTGACGAATTAGCTTTTATTTCACCTCGTATTCAGACTGAAATGTGGAGATCATTGTCTCCAACTCTTTCTACTGGTGGATCTGCTATTATTTCTTCAACACCTAATGGTGATACGGATTTATATTCTACTCTTTGGAGAGGCGCAAATTCTGGTGAGAATAATTTCAAACCAGTATTCTTCCCTTGGCATTTACATCCAGATAGAAAAGAAGATTACATCAAACAGATGCGTGGTGAATTGGGTGAAATCGGTTTACGACAAGAAGTTTTATGTGAGTTCATTTCATCAGATGCATTGTTGATGGATTCATTGAAACTTTCGTATATTAAATCTACTCCTCCTATTACACAGAACATGGGGTTCAGTTTCTGGAAAGAAAATCTTGGTGGTAGAGGAAAATCATACTTGATCGGTGTTGACCCTGCTACTGGTAATGGTAAGGACTTTACAGTTATCCAAGTTATCGAATATCCATCGATGGAACAAGTAGCAGAATTTAGAAGCAACACGGTTCACATACCATTAATTTATGCGAAATTAAAATGGTTGTTTAAACTGTTGCGTCAACCCGATGCTAATAGGGGTAAAGCTGAAATCATTTGGTCATTTGAACGTAATGGTATCGGTGAAGCATTGGTTGCGATGATTCAGAATGATGATTCAGCTGACGGTGGTATTTACCTTGATGGTGTAGAATTGTTCAATGAAAGCCGTTCAAATGATAGACTTGGCTGTTATACAACTGGAAAATCTAAACTTCTAGCATGTATGCAACTTAAGAATTTATTAGAAAGAGGAAGTGGCGGTATCAAAATTAATTCTGCTGCATTACTATTTGAATTACAGAACTTCGTTGCAACTAATAATACCTACCAAGCTAAAGCTGGTTGTACAGATGATGCGATCATGGCAATGGCAGTTGTTATGAAAGTGTTAGCACGAGTAGCTTCATATGATGATGCTGCAAGAAAATTAGTTTATGAATCAGTTGATCCAGATTCTGATATTTTACCAGAAGAAAATGCTGATCAATTTGATGGTGAACCAATGCCATTCATGATTGTTTAAATTCACAAAACTGTGATATAATATATTCTCTTAATGAGAGGATAAAAATGTTCAAATTTGTAGGATATCTAATTCGTAAAAACCCCGATGAGTTCTTTGCTGAATTCTTTATGAACAAGGAAAAAGCAAAGAGGGTCTGTTCTAGTAACGGATTATCTGAAGATCAGATTGTGCAAATTTTCAATTTTGAAAAACAGCCAGTCAATGAAGTTGCAGTGGATGAAGTAAAAGGTGAAGTTGATGAATGATGGATTTATGGTGTTTTGGATTGACGGTGATTGTGTAACTCGATCACGACATTTTTATTCTGAAAACATGACGTTAGCTCTTAAGCTGATGGACGAGTTGCGAAAGAATAGCGAAAACAGTTACGTGTCGATGGCAAGTCAAAATAGTTCTAGCATCGGGAAGACGGGCGTGTCATCTGTTGAAGATGGTAAACTTCCCTCTGGTGAGGAATATGATTGGTCAAAAGCTGGCCGCGCTGGCAAGATGCGAAAACAAGATGTCCTAAAAATATTTCCAAAACGGGATTGATATTTATCAGGTTATAGGTTATAATAACTCATCTTTAAAATATTGGTGAAAGTTGAAAATGAACAATGTTATCGGAACAATTTATTCTTCTAGACAGTTTTCGTGGAACAGAGACACTAAGACTTTCTATGCTGACATCACTGATGTTCCACAAGTTCTCCGTCAATTGTGGAATGATTCAATGGACTTAGGTTTTGGTTTAACCTCTGCAAAAACCAATCGAACTGTTTATTTTATTCTGGAATCCGTTCAGAAGTTTGATGGTGACATTTTGACTTGGACGTTTGTTCCTAGTCCACTGTTGGTTAGTAAAAATCCCGGTCTCATCGGTCTCACCGTTGTTATTTTCAACGACTGAAAGATTATCGTGGAATACGAAATCATCGGACGGGGGTTACGCTATAAATTTTTGAGGGCTATTATGCCTTCAATCATTCGTCAATTAAGACTTGAACGTTGCAAGACTCCATTGGTGATTTCACTTGAAAAAGATTGTCCAGAAAGTGCTATTAGTGTTGATCTTGTTTTCGGTGTCATGATTGTTATCAAATCAACAGCACCCGTTTTGGATATTGGTCTCTCATTAGCACATGAGATGATCCATTTCAAACAAATGTCATCAGGTAAACTTCGTACCTTCAATGGTGAAAGATATTGGTCTGGAAAACATTATTCAAAAGACATGCCTTACTTGGATCTTCCTTGGGAAATTCAAGCTTTTTCAAAACAAGAGTTAATTTTTCGTAGAGCTTTAGAGGAACATAATACATGTGCGTAACAACATTTCTTAGTGTTAATGAATTGAATATCCCAACCTCAAACAAAGAATTGAATTCAGTTCTTGATGATATTAGGAAACTCACAACAGAAAATTGGCAGGTTATTGAACGTCAACATACCACCAAACGTGCTTTTGGTTTCAAATCAGATGTTCGTTATTCGTATGAACTTTACAAGTATGTTGGTGGATGTGGACCATGGCAAATGATCAACTTTTATTGTGAAGGCGGTGAATCACTTAATTTGGTGAATTCTGCAACAGTGGTGATTGCATTTCTATATGGTTATCTTGCTGGTTTTCATTCTGAAAGGATTTCAAATGTTTGACTTTTTTATGTTTCTGTTGTTTATGTTTAGTGTTATTGGTGCTGTGTGGTTTGTTATTTCTATCTCTATTGACCCAACTGAAAAATGGGGATACATTGGTTTGGGTGTATGTGCGGTAGTGTTTTCGATTGTTTTCTACTATCTAAGATTAGGTGCTGATGAACGTATAAAACAAGAAGAAGCAGAAGTGATAAGTTGGACTAATAAAGGATGTCCCGTTTATAAATCTGAATGTGGTTCAAAGTCAAAATATGCATGTGAACGAAAAGCTGCAGTTGTTGGTAAGAATCAAGTTGGTGATATTTTTGTGGAAGCTTATGCAATGTGTCCAGAAAGGATTTCAGAATGAGAACAGTTGTTTCGCGTATTGTTCCACATGGTAAAATGTGGTACTACGAGCTAACTACCTATGATGGTGAACCACGATATGAGCGTGTAGTTGGTGTTACTAACTCTCCTCCGTCATTTGACACTGCTGAAAAAGCTCTTAAAGCCGGTGAAACAGAACTTAACACAAACTACAAACCAATAAGGAATCGATATGACAGATATTAAGTATATCAAGGATACAATTGAACAGGCATTTCAAGCTGCTAAAGACGCAACTGAAAAAATGATCACTGAAAATCCTGAAACATGGTACCCTTGTGGATTCGCCTGGGTGAGGATTAAACCAGCACGTGGAACATTTGTGAAAGCTTTGAAGGAAATGAAGCGAGGGCACACCGACGAATATGAGGGCGGATTCGTTGTTTACAACCCAAGTGGCAACCATACCCAGTGGATGGATGCAAAATTTGCTGGTGCATGTGCATTTGCTGATGTGTTGAAATCTGCTGGGGTAAAATGTTACGCCCAAGCACGGATGGACTAAATATCTTCTTCGCTGTTTGGTCCACAGTTTGAAGTGGTATATAATGAATTAACAGAAAAACACTATGAGTAAAAATTTAAATCGACTCTGTGCCGGTATGAAGATGCTTGAGCCAACTGAAGGTAGAATCCGTAGAGATAACGGAGCTCTTGAACTTTGTTTAGCAAATATTTCTTTTGAAGAAAAAAATTTCGGTGCACATTTGATAGTCACTATCAATGATGATTATCCACTTATAGATTTTTGGCCTGGTACGGGTAAATGGATTGTACGAGGACATAAGTGGACAGCATTAGGTATCGATAGTCTAATTGAATTTGTCAATATTCACAAAAATGAAGGTTAAAAAATGAATGATAATCTAAATGGGTATATCAAAATCCCAGCAATTACGTTGAAGTCTTTGATTGTTGACAAGCGTAAAAAGTTAACAGAATTCTTTGATAAAGAGACTGAAGAAGTTTGGGCAGAATGTCGAACTAAAACACGTTGGTCTTGGAAACAGTGGAAACAAATTCCACTAACTGATGAAGAAATTTTCAAACTGTCATGGGATGATTGGAATTATGCTGCTTGGTACAAGGGCAAAAAACTCAAAATCCAAGAATACTGGATGGCTCCACTAGAAGAAATTGCTGATTATGGAATTGCTAAATTTCCAACAGAGTTGATTCTTCTCGATTTCAAAACCTTGAATAGATTGATTGGTGATACAATCCACATGTAAATGTTCAAGCACATGTCAAAAGAGAGTTCAAGATTTTATACAATTTTGATCAATGAACTCTTATTAAATATTTACGCAGTACAGAATTTAGGTTATAATAGACATATCTGCCGAATGAAGACTAAAAATGATCTTCGAGAATGGCGAAAATATTTACCTGAAGTAATAGAACAGTACCAAAATGAAAAACAAATTTGATTTATTCTTTATGCATCTTCAAATCTATGAATTCATTTAATCTCAAATGTATATTGTTATAATTTGGTAGTTCTTTTTCTGTCACAATTTTAAATTTTTTTCCATAATGGTTTAATCCTGCTTCTATTTTCTCAATATTTAATGGAATCATTCTTGAGGGTTTTATTTCATAGATTATTTCATTATGACCTTCAAAATCTGGAAAATATGTTTTTCCAGATTTTAATTTAATAGATTTTTCTTTTCTCTCGGCACTTAGTGGAAGTTGATTGTGTTCTTTAAAATATTTTTCAAGAAAAGCTAATTCTAATAAACTTCTAAAATGTGTTCCTTTCCAAATGCCACCCCTACCTCGTCCACTACCATTAGGTGATGGTTTTCCAAACATTGGATTGTTTATTCCACTATTCTGAATTGACTTTTGTGATTTTAATTTTTCAATTTTAAAATCAAATTCTTCTTTTGACATTGTTGTTTTCCATACTTCTTTCCAACTAGTACCAAACATTGGATTATTTTTACCACTCATTTTTGATGGATTTTCTGAATGCATCTTTTTAGTTGAACAAGATTTACACACATTGTTTAATTTTGTAGCATCATTAAAAC